GTACGTAGCAGAGCTATGTGCGTAGACTTGAGCATGACGCAAGAGCAGAAGGTCGAGCGCATGGAGGTCCTCATAGCAGACGCAGAGTTCTTGCCAGAATATAGCAAGCAGTTCAAAGCAGACGCAATCGGCTTTTTGCGTGAGCACATGAACAGTGTCCGTAATCTCAGCTTGCGCACGCTCATAGCAGCAACAAAGATTCGTGCTGAGGGTGGTGACTGGAAAGCACTCGCAAAGTATGTTATTACACAAGGGGCATAATATGGCAAGAGTAACAGACTTGTTTAGAGACATAAGATCAGAGTTAGAGCAGCATCCCCTGGATACGGATCTAATCGGTATAGAGGCACAGATGCGATACGGGTTGAGCCCGGCGAAGGCCCAGCAGTTGATAACGCTATTAGAGCAAGAGATCTGTGAGGACGAAGAGCGTGACACATGGCTGGACAATCAGCGTGAGGATGGACTGGTAGCATAAGAGCCATTATAACAGAAAGCATTACCCCTGGTGAGCTAAGGGGTATAGCAAACAGACCCCCCTAATTAGCACACAGAAAGTGCTAGTATGCTTATATAGCATATAGCGGCCTGCTAATATTAACCTTGATTTTAAAAATCTTCCCACAAAAAAATTTCCCAGAAAAAATTCTACAGAAAAAAGTTACTATAATATGTCCTCCTATACAACCAAAACATATCCGCTATCTACATTAGAAGACCAGATCGACGAATTGGTCGCCTCCGATCCCACTCCCAAAGACTTAGATGAATACCTACTCAAACAAATGGATAACTCCGAATGGGATCAGATCAAAGTAGTCACCCCGCCCTCGGATAATCCCATATACATTGTGGCAGGGAACCATGAAGAGTTTGTGAACTATGTACTCAAAAAGAATCGACAAATGGTCTATAAACAAAATTACATATACGTTAAGAATCGTTATGATCTAATGGGATTATCCGAAATAAAAGGATACTACATTGGCTCAGCCTTTCAGCGTGAAGATATCAATCAAATCAAACAGGCAATAGCCCATGTTAAAGAGAGAGCTGAATTATTAGAACCCGCAAAATATACATTTGCTGAATTATTCCGATAATATATACTACATTATTATTATAGAAAGACATTATGTTTATACATGAAAATGAATACAAAGAGATTATCAATAAAATACCCATATTATGCGTTGATATTATATTGAGGCACAGAAATAAAGTACTCTTAATTAAAAGAGCGAATGAACCGTGCAAAGGCATTTACTGGCCTATAGGTGGCAGAGTCCATAAGGGCGAGACAGTTGATGCCGCGGCTCGGCGAAAGATACTCGAAGAGATTGGTATCGAATATAACGGAGATTTGATACCTATTGGCTTCTATGAGGATAATTATACTGAGTCTGCTTTCGAGGCCAAAACTGAGTATTCCTCGTTTAGTCTGGTGTTTGTCGGAGATTTAAATAAAGAGGCAAAATCCAAAGTGAACCTGGACCATACTTCTGACGACTTTGGATATTTCGATACTTTACCGAAACGATTCATCGTGAAGAGATTCTCGGACTTTGAGGATGCTCTGCAGGAGTGGAGGTAGAGGTATATATAATATGTGGCAATCTGGGCCGTTACGGGCCGGACTAATGTAAAAACTGAAAAAGGGAGATCGTATGGAAATATTTTTATTGGGTGTGATCGTAGGTGGAGCAGTGGTATGGGGATATAATAAGTATCTGAATACTCCTATGACTTTGGATGAAGCCCTGACTATAGCAAAAACAGAAGTTACAACTACTTTGGATGTTAACAAAGACAGCAAAGTCGATGTTGCAGATGCCAAGGCAGTTGTGCGTCGTCCTCGTAAGAAGGCAGGCACAACGCCTCAGTAATTGGAATTTTTGATCTGACATATTTACACCATTTTATATGATATTAATAACAATAATAAAAGGAGTTAGTTATGGCAGATTGGGATTCCCACGCAGAACAAGAAAAGAAAAACCCCACCCCATTTAATGCAAATGCAACACCACCAAATGGATTCCAATCTGGTAATCCTGAAATGCTCAAGAGCGGTGGCGGGGCATTAAGTCAAGGTGGTGAGTCAACAGTAGCATTGGATAAAGATGCAACAGATTGGATTAACAAAAAATGGCGTCCTGTTATGGGATGGATTTATATGTTAACATGTACATCTGATTTTGTCATCTTCCCAGTCCTATGGTCTTTGTTACAAGCATTGACAGGCGGGCAAGTTACAAGCCAATGGCAACCATTAACCCTTCAGGGTGCAGGGTTATACCATATTGCAATGGGCGCTGTTCTTGGAATTGCTGCTTATGGCAGAACACAAGAGAAAATAGCACAAAAAGCATAAAAAAGTGGGCTTCGGCCCACTTATTGCTTGACATCTTCCACAAAAGGTGTTATAATAATTCTATATTAGGAGTTGATATGAGTAATCATAAAGAAAGTGACCAAAAATTGCCTAAAAACGGCAAACCTGCATTAAATTCGAGGCCACTTGTGCATTTACAAGCATTAGCAAAGAATACAAAACCAAAAAACATTCCTCAAGTCAGTAAAAATATCATGAAAAAAGTCGGCCGAGGTCGATAATTTTAAACTACATTATTTTAAGGTGAAAATATGAAAAAATTCGTGTCAGCAGATGTTTCAGAAATGACAGATTGGTATAAAACTGCCTCTGTTAAGGAACAAGGACAATTTCGTGACTGGTTAGTGAGTCTTTTGAAGACAAACACCGTGGGCTTGACTTTCAAGAAGAAAGATGATACAATAAGAGAAATGAAATGTACCTTAGATGAAGCAAAATTGCCTGTTATTGAGAAAAAGACAGATCGTGTTCGCAAGGAAAACGACAGTGTCATTTCAGTATTCGATATTGAAGTAGGTGAATGGCGTTCTTGTAGGTATGATTCAATTAAGCAGATCAACTTTACCCTCGGAGAATAAATGGCTAATAAACGTGAGCATGATGCAAGCAAAATTCTATCATCGGAACCATTGGTTTCCAAGTTAGATCCAAGTTCTGCTGACTATATAATTAATTTGATGAGAATCAATAATTGGTATAGTACAGATAAAACTAGAAGCGATGCTCACAAGTATTTTGTGCAATATGTAAAGCACAATATGCCTACCTCGGTAAAAATATTTGCTGAGGTTGACGAAAAAGACGTACACATGACATATGGCTGGATGGCTCGTATGTTATTACAAGGTGCCAATATTCGCAACGATCATTTAGAAGGATTCAACAAAGAGTTGAACCGTTTATTTGCAATCGGCAAGAAACGTATAGATGCTAAGAAAAATGTTGTTACAGTAATAACACCTGTAGCAGTGGTTAAGCGTCCATCTATTCAAGATGCGATTAAAGATAAGGCATCTGAGTATATTGGTGAGCTTGAAGGCTTTGTAGATGAGTTTTGCATCGAGGATAAAGACTTTAATCTTTATAATCATTTAAAGGGTAACCAAATACCTGCGCCGTATACTACATTTGTAAAAACTTGGGCAGTTAGAAGATTAGGGCAATGGTACGCAGTTGCCGAATCTAAAGATCCTCAAATTGTTGAGGGCTACTCTAATTTCCCTAAAAGAAAAATTACTAAGATTGTAAAATTATTCGAATCCTTTGTTGAGGACTGTGACAAGTATGGTCAATTCAAGAAAGCAAATCGTAAGGTCAGGGCAACACGAGAAAAACCAGCAATCGCACAAATTAAAGGCCTAAAGTATAAACTTAAGGATGATGAATTAGGTATATCATCTGCAAAAGCCCTTGATCTTGTAGGTGCAGAGCAAGTATGGTTATTTAATACAAAAACAAGGAAATTATCGGTATACACATCCGAATCAACAAAAGGTATGACTGTAAAAGGTACGACCTTACAAAATTGGTCTCCAGAAAAATCCAAACAAAAGACTTTGAGAAAACCCGAGGAACAAATTAAAGATTTGCTAGCTTTGGGTAAGGTTAAATTAAGAACTTTCCTAGATAATATTAAATCTAAAGAACAGGCTGTCAATGGTAGGATAAATATAGATACGATCATCCTAAAAATTACGAGGTAACATATGGCAGGTATTAGTTTAAGTTATTGTCAGCTTATAAAAATCGTTTTATCGCAAATTGGCGGTAATCCGTTAGAACAAAAGTATACGGCACTAACACAGGGCGCAAGACAAGTAGCAGTTGGTCTAGGAATTCCTGGCGGACTTAAAGAAATCAAAGCACTTATTGATAGAATTACAACTGTTATTAATGATGCAGGAACAGATCTTACAAATGCACAAAAACTTATAGAAGCAGTACAACAACAGTTATTTCAAAATCCAATTGCGTTTCCTGCGTATGCAACTAACACAGCAATAACATTAAGAATTACACCTTTAAATTCTCGTATTTCAGTTATTGATCAATGGACAGCTAATGCTGCATCTGTACCTAGTTTTACTGTAACTTCACCATATACCACAGCAACAGAGGAAAGAGCAGCTATAGCAACACAGGTAGGTACACTGTATACTACTTCGGATAAATTAGCTACATTTAAGGGATTCACCGATAGATTATCTGGGGTTGCGACATTATCAGGATCAGAAGCAGCTGGAGGATGTTCCTTGCAAGACTTATTAGGAAATGGTTGTACACCAAATGACGCTGTTCCAGATATAGACTTAAAAGCTTTGATAGCATCCCTAAACCAGGGAGATTTAATTAAAGCACTGGAACAAAAACTTTTAAGCGGATTAGGCATAAATGAATTAACTACTGCATTAAATGATTTTAATACTGTAATTACAAGATTTAATAATTTGTTCAATGTTTCCATAAACAAAGCAGCATTACGTGCAGCTATTGAGGCCCAAATTAACCATATAGTTTTTAATTTACTATCAGGTTGCTCTGGCGGTGTTTATGAAAAGATTTTAAAGACAGATGTTGCTACTGCAGTTTCTGAATTTGTTACTGCTAAACAAGCACAGATTGATGGTACTGCCATAACTGATAGTAACACAGGCAACAGTATATTAAAACCAGAAGTTACTGCTTCAGTCACATCCTCACCAACCGATTCTGTTTCAACACAAAATCCTAATACAACATTACCTACTACTATTACTTATGAAGTTACAGTAACTCGCCCAGGAGTGATACCTTATACTCTAAAGGTAGAAGCAGCTACTCCTGAAGCAGCAGGTGATAAGGTGGAACAAGATTTAGTAACTGCCGGTGCAAATGGAAGTGGATACAAAATATCCGTAATAAATGCACAACTAGGCGTTCAACAATACACAGTTTCAAACAATGGTCCCTTAAACGTAGGAACAAATTTAGCATGATAGTAGTTGACTTTAATCAAACAGCCATTTCTAATCTAATGGCTGAGGTAGGCGGTCGTAATGATATTGAGATTCAAGTGCCTCTTTTGAGACATATGATTTTAAATTCTATACGAGGATACAAACAAAAATTCGGTAAAGAATATGGTGAGATAGTTATTGCTTGTGATAATCAAACCTATTGGCGCAGGGATTATTTTCCTTTCTACAAGGCAGGAAGAAAAAAGGCAAGAGAAGCATCTGGCTTTGATTGGAAAACAATCTTCGAAGCACTTAATCTTATTCGTAGTGAGATTGAACTATTCTTTCCTTATAAGGTTATTAACGTACCAGGTGCAGAAGCAGATGATATCATTGCTGTACTTGCAGAATGGTCTCAGACAAATGATACTAAGAGTGTTTTATTTGATGAGCCTAAGCCATTCTTAGTATTATCAGGAGATCATGACTTTATTCAATTACAAAAGTATGAGAATGTAAAACAGTTCTCACCTATACAAAAGAAATATGTTAAACCTGATATTAGTCCAGAGAAATATATTTTTGAACATATCATTAAGGGTGACAAAGGTGATGGTGTTCCTAACGTATTATCCGCAGATGATAGTATCGTAAATGGTGTGAGACAAAAACCTATTCGTCAGGATAAAATGGATCTTTGGTATAAGGATTATGATGCTATGCCACAAGATGCGGAATTTAAAAAGAATTATGATCGCAATAAAAAATTAGTTAGTTTTAGTTGCATTCCTGATCATATTAAAAATTCTATCATAAATATTTTTGAAGACACACCATCAAAAGATAAAAGCAAGTTACTAGACTTTTTTGTTGAACATAAAATGAAAAATATGCTAGAAGTTATAGAGGAATTTTAAATGAAAACTACAATACCACAAATTTTTGAAGAAGTTGAAAAAGCAACGAATAAGGACTCTAAAATTAGAGTGTTAAGGGCATATGAGCATCCTATCCTGAAAGGCATGCTGCAGATTAATTTTGATCCAAATGTAAAATTAGATTTACCCGAAGGCGAACCGCCCTTTAAAAAGGATACTACTATACCAGTAGGTTATTCCGAAACTAATCTTTTTGCTGAATTCAGACGTATGTATGTTTGGCTCGATCCTAATATCAATCTTACCAAAATTAAGAAAGAACAGTTGTTTATTCAATTATTAGAAGGTATACATTGGTCTGAGGCAGAAGCAGTTTGTCTTGCAAAGGACAAAAAGTTACAAACCAAATACAAGTCTTTAAAAGAAGATATTGTCAGAGAAGCGTTTCCTAATTTATTACCTGAAAAACAAAAGGTAGAAGCAAAAGTAGTGGCGGCACCAAAAGCAAAAAAAGCAAAGTCTTTGAGCGCATCCTGACCTGGTTCAAAGATAAACCAGTAGAAGAAGAAAAAGAAAAATGGTCAGATCAAGGTACACTTTTGCCCGAACCTCAGTATGATCCAAGATATCGAGTAGAATATCAATACAGAGCATTTGACAAACGCTAAAAAAGGTGTTATAATATATTAATGGAGTTCTTATGACAATGCATATTGTGGGTCCTTGGCTTTCTACTTCAGGTAAGAAAAAAGGCAAATTTAAATTTCGTAATGCGGATGAGGCTCGTAAGGCTAGAGAGCTGGATGTGGCTTGGAAGCAATTGCTGAAAAAGCAAGGCATTGAGCAGGAAGAAAAGAAACGCAAACGAGCAATGGCGGCAGAGCCTTTAGTTTATAAACTATCTACACCCGAGGGTCGTAGTACATCACATATACCTAGCCGAAATACGGGCGACGGTATTGCAAGCTCAAAACAAATCCCACAATATACAGGAACAAAAATGATTGGCATTGGAACAATGCACAAGTCTAATGCCGTGCCTATCTTCAGTGATGACGAGGCAAAGTCTATTTCAAGTATGAGAAGGTAATTAAAGAAAGGAACCCTTTATTATGACAATACCATCAAGCCCAGTAGATCGTAAAGCTATCTTAGATTGCATGAAAGAAATTAGTGCATCTATGACTCGCACCGAAGGTGAACGAGAGTTTATGCGAGAAGCAATTAAAGAAATTTGTGATAAGTATCAGCTATCTAAAAAGACATTCCGTCGGATGGCAAAAGTTTATCA